ATCATTGTTAATATCTACAATGGGATTAATGCCGTTAGAAACTCAACAATTCGTTAAGCGAGTACCAAATTATATCGCAATGACTAAAGATGAGATTGGTACACAACTTCATAAATGTATGGAGGAAGGATACGAAGGTGTTATCATTAGAGACTCAAAAGCAATGTATAAAGGTGGGAGGTCTGTAAAGATGTTAAAGTATAAGCCTACCAAAGAAGATAAGTATATGGTTATAGGATATAATCAAGAAGAGACTATACACGGACAACCTAAAGAATCTATCGGCTCTTTCATATGTAAATGTGATAAGAGTGGAGAACTATTTAATGTAGGAACAGGTCCATATTTAACTAGACAACAAAGAGAAGATTGGTGGAATAAAAGAAACCAACTTATGCTATGTCAGCATTATGCTCTAGTTAAGTATCAAGAGCTTACAAAGGATAGGGAGATACCTAGATTTCCTGTGATAGTAGACTTAATAACAAAATAACTATGTTCATAATATGAACAAAGCGGAGGTAAGAATAAATGGACAATAATAAAGTGTTCGTAATTAATAAAGGAGGGCACGACTTTACAGGTGCAATATCATATGGAGATATTATTTATCTATCGGAAGGAAGTCTTAACCGATATGCTGTAACTAATATGTATAGAAAGTTTGCTCCATTGATAGCTGAAAGTAAATCAGATGACTACATATTAATAACAGGACTAACCACAATGGCTTGTATAGCTTGTGCTATGTTTGCTCATTTACACGGCAAACTTAATTTGTTATTATTTAAGTCAGGTAAATATGTTGAACGAAAGATAGTGTTAGAAGAACTATTAGCAGACAAACCATTTACTAAGTTTGAAGAGATGGAAGAGAAGGAAAGGATAAGTAATATAATACAAGAATATGATATAACTACAGAACAGTTAGACATATACATAAGGAGCAAAAATGAAGAGTGAAAAGGAACTAGCAGGAACAGGTGTCAAGTATCACGAAACACTAGACATCCACGATAGTAGTAAACTCCAATGTTTTATGGACTGTCCTCGTCAATACTTCTATAGGTATGTATTAGGTTGGAGTCATCAAGGCTCTAACATACATCTTATATTTGGAGAGGGGTGGCATAGAGCTATGGAACATATATTAAGGAACGGATATGGTACTGAATCTATACGAGATGGATACAATGAGTTCCTTTCATATTATAGAGAACATTACCACGAAACAGAAGATGCAAAGAATTTCCCTAAAAGTCCAGATGCTGTACTACCTGCACTTGTAGAGTATTGTCATAGATATGCAGGAGATGAGTTTGAAGTACTACATACGGAAGTTGCAGGTAAGGTACCTATTGATGATACAGGTAGGAAATTACATTTCAGATTAGATGCTGTATGTAAAGATGAGAAAGGTATCTATGTATTGGAACATAAGACTGCTTCACGATTAACATCAACTTGGTCTAATCAATGGAGTCTAAGTATGCAAGTCAGTTTGTATACACACGCTCTTCATATGATGTATGACCCTGATGAAGTGTATGGAGTAATAGTTAATGGTGCTGTGTTCCGTAAGACAGGTAATGAATACATACGAGTACCTGTAAGGAAAGCACCTGAGATGATGAAGGCTTGGTGGTGGAATGTACTTCACTTTCTTGATATGTTAGAATGGAACTATCAACAACTATCAGAGATGACACCTGATGAGGAGATAATGACTGCATTTCCAATGAACACTCAAAGTTGTACAAAGTACTTTGGATGTATGTATCAGGACTTCTGTAAGATGTGGCCTAATCCATTGAAGAGAGCTGACCAACCTCCATTAGGATTTAAAGAAGATAGATGGAACCCTGCAGATAGGGATGAAGATAAGAAACAAGTAGATTTAAAATTAAAGGGAGGACCTAATGACAAGTAGACTAGGACCTACCGATTGGTTGAGATATATAAGTCGAAACCTACATAAATTATCTCGGACAACTTTACTTTCATTAGAAGTAAGTTACGAACTGTGTCAACGAGATGCAGAGAATAAAAAAGAAGGAGATAACAATGGCTGAAATAAATGTAAATGATGAGGTTAAGAAACTTCGTCAACTTTATAAAGAGTCAAAGACTAGCGGAACATTCAATGCTATAGTATATGGCGATATTGGTACTGGCAAAACTAACATTGTTAGAACTGCAAGACAACCTGTACTCATACATTCATTCGACCCAGGTGGTACGAAAACTGTACGAGATGAGATTGACAAAGGTAACATCATTGCTGATACTAGGTATGAGAATGAAGATGCTAAATCCCCAACTGCATTTGCTGCTTGGGAGAAAGAGTTTGATAGATTAAGAAGGACTAAGTTCTTTGAGTCTATTGGAACTTTCGTAATCGATAGTGCGACCACTTGGTCAGATGCTATGATGAATGAAATACTGAAGCGAGGTGGTAGGCAAGGAACTATACCTCAAATTCAAGATTACCTCGTACAACAAAACACGATAAGAGATACTATCAAGGCTTTTACAAATCTGCCTTGTGATTGTATCCTTACAGGTCATATCTCTTTAGATAAAGACGAGGTGTCAGGTAGAATGCATTCATCTATAATGGTTGCAGGTAAGAGTGCTATCAAAATGCCCTTGCTGTTTGATGAGATATATGTTGCTGTTTCAAAGAACACAGCGAAGGGTGTAGAGTACAAGTTGATAACTAGAAACGATGGTGTCTACAAGGCAAGGACTAGACTTGGAAAAGGAGATGTCTTTGAGACTTATGAAGAACCTGATATCAAAGCATTACTAAAGAAGTCAGGATTATCTTGTGAAGATAAGCCGTCAATTAAATAAAAAAGGAGGTCACTTAAATGGGACTATTACAATACAACCTAGACAATGTAAAAGAGCTAGCTACTGTTCCTGAAGGAGAGTATCAAGTTCGAGTTGTCAATGCTGAGATGAAAACATCACAGAAGACAGGTGGTCAGTATCTTAATATAAGATTAGAACTACCTGATGAGTCTGACTCTAAAGGAGTAACACATATTATTATGTTACCTGCTGAGGATGATGACGATAAGAAAAAGAATGGTAGACTTAGAAACCTCAAGACTTTCTATGAGTGTTTTGGAGTAGACTATGCTAATGGAGTTGAGACCGAAGACTTAATCGGCTTAACAGGATGGGGACTTATCACTGAGGAAGATGGTGGGGAGTACGGAATACAGAACAGAGTAAAGAGATTCGTACAAGGTAAGTAACTATAAATAAATAAACCAGTAAGGGTGGAGTTATCATTCCCCACACACAGACGAATGATAGTACCTCGTAAGTCTCTGCCCTTACTCAACCACAGGAGAATAAGAATGTCAAATGATTGGAGACCTAGATTGTCCATTAATATAGATGATGAACAATATAAAAAGCTACAAGCATTAATTCCTTGGGGTGTCAAAGGTCAGGTATTTCAAATAATAATAGACGACCTCATCAAGCTATTAGAAACACACGGCACTGAAGTATTGGGTGCTATACTACATAAGAAAGTATCACTAGAAGACTATTCAAGTCTTGTTAAAAAGGAGGAGAAAAAAGATGGCTAAGATAGATGACCTAAAGAAATCACTAAGTGAAATGAGTGATGATGAATTAATGGAAGCACTAAAAGAAGTAAGAAGTAAACGAAGAACACCTGCCAGAAGTAAAGCTAAGAAAAAGAAAAGTCAGACTATTAATGTTAAGGGATTAACAAAAGGAATGAGTGCTGACGACATACAACAACTACTATTAGACTTGGGAGGTGATAATGAAACTAAAACAGATTGATACCAATGACTTATTGGTGGAGGATAGAGCTCGTGAACAGTATGGTAACATAGATGAACTTGTTACTTCAATTAAACAGGAAGGATTGATACAACCACTAGCAGTAGTGGAAGTAACTTGGAGTCCTGATGAAGGGTTAGAACCTGCACACCACTATAAGTTATTAGCAGGTGGTAGAAGATATGAAGCTTGTGTTCAAGCAGGCTTTAAGAAACTACCTGTTAGGATATACAACAACAACCTCAGTACATTACAGATTAAATCTATTGAGTTAGCAGAGAACATATATCGTAAAGACTTTGAGTGGGATGAAGAAGTTAAACTGAAGAAAGAGATACACGAACTTCAGACAGAGATATATGGAGAGAAAGTAACTACGAAACAAGGAACACCTGAAGAGATTGGTTGGTCTAAAAGAGATACAGCTTCATTATTAAATGAAAGTCCTGCAGGTGTGGTACAAGACTTACAATTAGCAGATGCAATAGATGCTATACCTGAACTATCCAATGCAAAGAATAAAAGTGAAGCAATGAAACTTGTCAAGAAAGTACAGAAGGATATGATAGAAGAAGAACTTGCTAAACGATTTAAAGATAAGAAAGCTAACACACCAACAGAGAAACTTGAAAAGAATCTTGTTGATAATTTTATCATTAGAGATTTCTTTAAAGGAATTGAAGCTGTACCTGATGGGTCTATAGATATAGTTGAACTAGACCCTCCGTATGGTATAGACTTACAAGGTAAGAAAAAGAAAGAAGGTTCTGTTGAAACAATCACTCGTGATTATAATGAGGTAGATGCTAAAGAATATGTAGAGTTTATGGATAAAGTATTTAAAGCTTGTTATAAAAAGATGGCTACTAATAGTTGGATGTTATGTTGGTTTGGTCCTCATCCTTGGTTTGATACAATGCACTCACTTATTGAGGGAGCAGGATTTCAATGTCGTATGATACCTGCAATATGGTATAAAGGTACTGGGCAAACTATGAATCCTCATATGTATTTAGCTAACGATTATGAGATGATGTTCTATGCACGGAAAGGTAACCCTGTTATATCAAAGCAAGGTAGTGGTAATACATTCTCATATAAGCCTGTGACTGCAGGTAAGAAGACACACCCTACTGAAAGACCAATCGAGATGATACAAGATGTACTCGCTACATTTGGTTGGACAGGTGCAAGAGTCCTTGTTCCTTTCTTAGGTAGTGGTAACACATTACTATCTGCTAGTAATTTAGGTATGGATTGTTTTGGATTTGAGTTATCTAAACAATACAAGGACAGCTTCATTGTGAAGGTATCCGAACAGGAATATGGGAAGTACTCAAGCATATAATTTTTAAAATGGTGTCGTATATGGTGTCATTTACGAGGTTTTTTATGTGGTGGTATATGTTGGTATTACATTAAAAAATCTGTCCATATTTACGATTACCACAATTAACAGGAGGTTAGTATGAGCATAGTAAATACAAGACCTGCTACTCTTATTGGACCTGAAGGTAACCCTGATAGTCCTATTATGTTTGTTGGCGAAGCTCCAAGTAGTATAGAGATGAAACTCCGAAGACCTTTCTCAGGTCCTCCTGGAGATTTACTAATGGAATGTATGAGAGTTGTAGGTATACCTAGGTCTGAATGTTATATGACTACACTGATAAAGGAACAACCCTATCGTAATGATATGGGAGACTTCGTAAGTCTAAAGAAGAAGTTACCATATGTATCAGTGAAGGCTCAGGTATATATAGAAAAATTAAAACGAGAGATAGAACAATCTAATTGTAATGTTATTGTTGCTTTCGGAACGATAGCCTTATGGGCATTGACTGAGGAACGAAGCATTACAAAGTGGAGAGGTTCGGTACTTGATTGTACATTAGTACCAGGTAAGAAAGTAATAGGTTGTATACATCCAGGTTCTGCAATGAGAAACTATTTGTATAGACATTATATTACTCACGATATGAAAAGGATACAAGAAGAAAGTAAGTTCCCTGACATAAGAGAACCTGCTAGGAATTATATCATAGCTCCAAGTATGGCTGATACAATGATATACCTTGAGCGATGTTTAGAATCTGATATGGTTGCATTTGATATTGAGGTATCGAATATGGAAATGAGTTGTATTTCATTTGCAGTAGACTCAACAAGTGTTATATCTATTCCATTCATTGAAGGTGGTCGTGAGTACTTTAACATTACACAAGAGATGGAAGTGATGAGAAAGATAACTGAAGTTCTTGAAAATCCTAACATAATTAAACTTGGACAGAATGTAATATTTGATACTACTTTTTTGTTCAGAAAGTATGGGATAAGAACACGACCTTGTCACGACACTATGATTGGTCAAGCAATACTATTACCTGAGTTTCCTAAGGGATTGGATTTCATTACGAGTATCTATACAAAAGAAAGATACTATAAGGATGAAGGTAAGCATAGGATTAAGACAGGTCGAGGTAGTGATAGAACCTTTTGGTTATACAATGCTAAGGATAGTATAGTATTAATGGAAGCTTTCCCAAGTATATATAAAGAGTTGGAGAAGCAAGAGAACCTTGACACATATACTAGACAAGCAGGGTTAATAGAACCATTAGTATTCTGTAGTGAGCACGGAATTAAAATGGATACTAACGGACTAAAAGATGAACGAGTTAAAGTACAAGAACAGATTGATGTATTGTATAAAGAACTATGTGAGTTGTGTGGCTTTGAAATTAACTTCAATAGTCCTAAGCAATTAAAAGATTACTTTTATATAACGAAAGGACTTAAACCATACAAAGATAGAAAGACACATAGGATATCTACCAATGAGGAAGCACTCAAACGGATAGCAAGGAAGGGACATAAGGAAGCATCTATATTATTAAAGTTAAGAGGCTTGAATAAATTAAAGAGTACTTACCTTGATGTTACATTAGATGATGACAAACGATTGAGGTGTTCATACAATCCTGTAGGTACAAGGAGTGGGAGACTATCAAGTGGTAAAACAATCTTTGGTACTGGAACTAACCTACAAAATCAACCACCAATTATGAAGAAGTATATGATTGCAGATGACGGCTATGTTATATATAATGTAGACCTCTCACAAGCAGAGAATAGAATCGTAGCATACTTAGGTCCTGATGAAACAATGATTAGTGCTTTTGAAAGTGGTAGAGATATTCATAGTCAAACAGCTGGTTTAGTATTCAATAAACCTATCGACCAAATCAGTCGTAAGGCAGGGTCTTGCTCTATTGGTAGTGGAGAATATAGTGAAAGGTTTTGGGGAAAGAAAGCCAATCACGGATTAAACTATGACCTTAGTTATAAATCTTTTGCATTGATATATGAGATACCTGAGAAAGAATCTAAGTTCATTGTTGAAAGATATCATACGGCTTATCCTGGAGTACGAAAGTTTCAAGCTGCTATACGAAATCAATTAGAACAAAACAGAACATTAACTAATTGCTTTGGTAGGAACAGAGTGTTTATGGATAGATGGGCTGACCCTATGTTTAAGGAGGCATATAGTTTCCTTCCACAATCAACAGTTGCTGATATGATTAATGAGTGGGGAATGATATACATATATAATAACACAAAGGTATTTGGTAAGGTGGAGATACTTAATCAAGTACACGATAGTATTGTATTTCAAATCCCTATAGATGCAGGTTGGGAGTACCACTATAATGCTTTAATGTATTTAAAAGATAGTCTTCAGAAACCTATAAAGTATAACGGACTTAAGTTTAGTATACCTATGGATTGTGAGATGGGATTAAATATGAAGGACACAATAACAACAGAACTAATAATGTCAAATGAACTTGAAGAAATATATGGGAGGTTAAAGGATGGCTCGAAAACTTAAGGATTGGATAGATGCTTATATGCAATATGTAGATAATACTGAGCCTCCTGATATGTATAAAGAATGGGTAGCTATATCAACCATAGCATCTGTACTACAAAGGAAGTGTTATTTAGATTGGGGACCTATGGTGTTCTATCCTAATATGTATGTGGTACTATGTGGACCTAGTGGTAAGGCTCGTAAGTCTACAGCGATAGGACCTGGTATGAAGATGCTTAGGACATTGGGTATTAAATTAGCAGCTGAGTCTGTAACAAGGGAAGCATTGATAAGAGAACTTAAGAATAGTAATGCAACTCAGGTAGACCCTGAAGATGGTAGTATGCACCTTCACGCTAGTTTAACAATCGTGAGCCCTGAACTAACTGTGTTCCTAGGATATAACAATAGCACACTATTATCAGACTTAACAGACTGGTATGATTGTCGTGATAGGTGGACATATCGTACAAAGAATATGGGTACGGATGACATAGTAGGAGTATGGGTTAACTTGATAGGTGCTACGACACCTGAGTTACTACAAACAACTATGCCTAGAGATGCTATAGGTGGTGGACTAACATCAAGGATTATATTTGTATACGAAGAAAAGAAAGGTAAGATTGTACCTGCTCCATTCCTAACAAATGAAGAGGTTGAGTTAAAAGAATGGTTAATATCTGACTTGGAAAAGATAGGTATGTTATCAGGAGAATTTAAGATAACCAAAAAGTTTTTAGATAAATGGATTGAATGGTACACTGCTCAAGAAGATAACCCTCCCTTTAAAGATTTAAGATTCAGTGGGTATATTGAAAGACGACCTAACCATATACTAAAATTATGTATCATTGTTAGTGCAAGTGAAAGTGATATGAAAGTTATAACCGATAAACATTTAGACAGGGCATTGGACATACTTAAAAGGACAGAGAAGAAAATGCCATATACCTTTAGTGGTGTCGGTAAAATGGAGACGGCTGATGTTATGGCTCGAGTTATGGCTACCATTGCAACACAAGGACAAATGTCATTCTCCTCTCTGTTAGAAATATATTACTATGATGCAGACCAAGATACATTACAAAAGATATTAGCAACATTAAGTGCTATGAAGTATTGTAAGTTAGCATACAATTCAAAGGAATGTATAATAACATATATTAAAAAGCCATAGCTCTATGTTCATAATATGAACGAAGTGCTAATCGATTGGAAGTAGTCTATACTTTTGTCTATTCTTTTTACCTTCAGGCATATTCTGTTTAACTCCATCAAAGTTTATATTAAGAGTCTGTTGTGATTTAACATACCTATCTAGACCAGGAAACATTAAGTGAGTTTGTTTATCGTATACATCTACAACTATTGGATTAGATAGTATACTATTATAAGGGTCTGCATTATAAATTAGTTCACTTACATCTTCTAATTTACCACTCCATTCGTGTAGTAATTTTCTTACCTCGTGCATAGGAAATGGAACATCATTACCTGCCTTCTTTTGTTCTATATACAATTCCTTTATATCATTTATACTTGTTTCTAATTCAGCCACTGTCCTATTTATTCTAGCAGCATCTTTAACATCAACAATATCAGTCATATATTTAAATGTTAGAACATCTGCCATACTAAGTAGTAAGTCTAATGTCTCAGGGAACTCTTTATGGAAAGCCTCTCTAGCATACTCATCTCTAATCTTAGAAGTTGCATCTGCATATCCCATATCAGTACCTTCAGTAATAGTCATACACTCTTTTATTATGTGTTGCATACCTGCAAATATTTTAGTATCTAAAGCATTACCATCTAAGAATATAGGATTACCTCCTGAGTCTCTACCATCAAGTGCTTCCATTACAGCCCTATGAAGTGGGTGGAACTCATACTTAAATGCTCTGAATAAAGTACCTGGGTCTGCATCTGGTTGGTAAGCTTTATCAAACCTTTCATAGAACCTTTGTAATAAATTAAAAGGATGTGATACAGTAACATTTAACTCTTGAGGTTCTCCTAAAGCATTCTCAACTTCCTTCTTCCATCTCCTCCCATACATATCTTCTTCCCAACCTAGCCCTTTCATTATCATTTGAAAAGCAGATGTAACTGCTAACACAGTTATTGCAGAGTATCCATATCTAGATTTAATCTTTGTCTGCCTACCTCCCACATCTTTACCACTAATTATATTGAATATATCTACAGGTACGAATGCAGTTCCCTCTAACATCTTACCATATAATTTAAACATAGCAATCTTAAATGTTGGTGTATATAAAAACTTATTTAATATCCTACGAGTTTCAGCTGGAACACCAGCATAGTCTCCGTGAAAGTTAGCAGCTGTTTGTGCAGCTTCTTGTGGTGTATATCCTTGAGCCCTTAAGTACCTGTAAGTTATCTGTCTTACCATACCATCTAAAGTCCAAGCAGTATTAAAAGCAACTTGATACACAGAGCCTAACAATTCAAATCCAATCTTAGCACTATAACCTTCTGTGTTGACTAATTGTTTTAGAGGCTTAAGTAGTATACCTAAGAATTTACTATTCAGATAAGTATTCATATTCTGCATATACTCAAACCATTCCTTTTCAGACTGATATGGATTACCAAAAGGTGTGGACCTTAATCCAAATCGCTCAGCCAATATCCATTCATCACTTGTCTGATAGAAATCTTTTAGACCATCATAAAAAGCTCTCGGTATTGACTTATTACCTTTAATCCAATTCAAAGGATTTAAAGCATTAACAGCTACAGCTCCTTGAATAGCATCATACATAGGTAGGAATAAAGGATTAAAGAATGTCATCAGTTTCATACTAGCTAAGAAGGTATCTACCTTAGTCATCATCTCACCTTGATTATATACACCTGTAAAAGATGTAAGGAATTGATTTAACATAGGACTTAAATGCCAACCTTGAAATACTTTCATATGACTATTGGTTACAGGTATCATAGTAGGGTTCATTGTCTGCGCTAGTTCAAAGTCATCAGGAGATATAGCCATACCTTCCTTCTGAGCTGCTCTAATAATTTCACCCATAGCAATATCGTGAGCAAACCTTCTAGAATAATTAAACATTATACCTGCTAATGTTAGATTGTTTACATCAATGAAGCCATCATTAATCAAATCAGATATGTATATAGTATCCCTTCTGTCTTTCATATATTGTCTAAACTTTTTAACTTGAGCACCTTGAAAATTACTTGACTCAGTTATATTTTCTAAAAGGAATAGTACAGGAAGGTGTACATAATTTAAGTTCTCGCTTACCTCTTTAAGTAAGTCATCAAAATATTTAAGTTCTTTCTTAAGTTCTTCTACTTTAGTATTCTCGCCTACGACACCATCCTTCTCTATCAACTCAATGTCTTCTGTTATCCTAACAATAGTTGTTGCAATTTTTGTCTTTAAGTTTTCAACAAAACCATTTTTAAGTATACCAAATCTTTGTAACTGTTTTAAACTTGATGTCCAATAGTTCTCCCAAATCCTATAAGCTTCTTCCCATCTATCTTGTTCATCTTTATTGTACTTATTTATATGGTTAAAGAACTCTTTTGGTTTCTCAAATAGTAATATAAATTGTCTTACCTTATCCATATCATTACCAAGTAGTTTAGATATCTGAGCAGTTACTTTCATTGCAATCTCAGTTTCAGTATTAATTCTTGAGAAGAAATTTTTAATATGGAAACCTGTTTCAGTTGCTCCCTCTAATTTAAAAGGACTTTCAACATCAAACTTACTAAAGAAAGAGTTGGTCATATACCTTACATTATGTTTAAAAGTATCATACCACCCTCGCCACTCTTGTGTATCTTCTTCTATTGTAGTATGTCCTAATAGATTTTTAAATGCTTCTCTCATTTCAGGTGTTAGTCCTACATCAAGTTTAGTACCTCTTATATTTTTATATAAGTCCTTAAGTGTATCTGCTAGTTGATGAAAGATTTCTTTCTGTCTAGGGGAATGACTCTTAACATCACCACCACTTCTTAACCATCTGATAATACCTCTACCAAGTTTATCCATATCTTTCTTTTTCCAATTACCATCTTTAACACCTGCCCATTCTTCTAATATATTAAGTTCGCCTTTAGTTAATGACTTTGTAAATATAGGTACAAGGCTAGATACGAAATCTTCAAAGGTACCATTCTTCATTACCTTTAATATAGCAGCTCCATCTTTTGTGAAGTTAGGCACACCTCTCTTCTTCTCTTTAACTGATTGTATAAAGTTTGCAATGACTTCATCTGCTGTAACTTTGTTACCTGTTTGGGATAATTTAAATGCAGTTGAATTAGCCCAAAGTTCTAGTAACTGAACTGCCATATCTAATTCTTCAGTAGACATCTTATTATTTATAGCTCTTATTCTTTGTTTAATCATATTAGTATCATATATAACATTACCATCTGCAATCTGTTTATCCAACCACTGCTCTACAAACTTTGAATTACCTGTAGCTTTAATTATATCATCTACAAATTGTGTAGTAGGTATACCCTTCTGTTTATAGTCTCTCCATAGTTGGTCTAATGTTTCTAATATATCAGTAGTTATTTCTAATTCTGTACTATCTATTTTCTTCCCATCATTCTTAGCTTTATCTATTAACCTTTGTTTTATATCATTCACAAACTTTACAAATGCTTTACCTGTAGTCTCTCCAATCTTAAATGCTCTATCTTCTCCTTTAACATTTCGATAGTCAGCCCAAGGGATACCACTCTCCCAAGAGTATCTTCCTTCATTATTACCTGATAGTATCTTAAACATCTCTGAGAATTGTTCTTGACCATACTTTTTAAAGTCTCTATTGTGCATCATCTCGTGAGTTATTGTGTTTATTATTCTCTCTAATTTTTGAGGGTCTCTATTTTCATCAGTCATCTTAATGTTAACATCTCCAGGATTCATCTGACTGAAGTAACCAAATGTACCATCTCCACTAACATTAAAATCTCCGTCACTCCAGTTGTTTGTAAAGTTAGCATTGTTTAATGTCATAAAATAATTAGGTGCTTTTCTTTTTATAAAAGACATAGCAACAAGAGCCTTCTCAATATCTGCCTTAGACATATTAGGATTAAAGTTAATCCTTACCTTTGTACCAGCTTCATTGTTAGGGTCATTAGGATTTATGAACTCAAAGTACCCTTGCTTTTTAATATCATCTATAGTTGTTTCGCCTAATGTATCTCCAAGTAATTCATCTTTACTTATATCCATAGCTTCATTTTGGTCAAAGAGTTCTGGGTTTGTAGCCCAAGGTTGTAGTGCTTTCCATTCATTGTATTTATCTATAAGATGTTGTGTACCTCCCAAGAAGTTTTCAGATATCCATATCTCTTCAGGAGAAGCAATGTTCATTATCCTTCTTGATAGTTCTCCTATAGTTATATTCTCTTGTTGTGCTATATCAAGTAAGTCACTATGTTGATTAAGTCTTACAGTAGTTGATATAGGTCCTAACATACCACCAGAAAGGAAACCATAACCATAGGACTGTAATACATTCTCAAATAAGTGAGAGAACCTTCTATCATATAAAGCTACATCTATAATATTATGTAAACCTTGTTCAAACATTTCTTCAGTACCTTCAATGTTAGCAGTAGTAAACATATCCTTACCAACTATCTTCAGTATCTGAGTAAATTTATTTTTGTTACCTAATAAATAAGCCTCACCTAAATCCATTATAAGACTTTGATGCTTAGCCATATTACCTTCCCAACCTTTAAGAGCATACCTTTCAGCGAATAGTGTTACTAAAGCATAACCAGTACCAGCACTTGCTTTCTGTATATCATTAAAGCCTTCGAAGTTAGGGTCTTGTTCAAACATTAATTTTTCATACTCATTAATTCTAGTAACACCTTGACCAAAAGATACTGTAGACATATAACCTAAGTAAGTATTACTTAACCAAGATGCAGCTGTTGATTTTCCAGCACCTCTTAATAGAGTACCTGTAACAGATGTACCAACTGTAGGAGCTAAGTTAACTGTAAATGAACCTAGCGAAGACCACCCTGAAGCAGGGTCATACGGATAAGCATTATACCAATCTTGACTATCTTGTATATATTCATCGTGAGTATATGTACCATCCTCATCAAAGAGATTAAGAGGTACACCAGTAACTTCAGATATAAATCCTGGAAATCTTGCCCCACTATTCCACATACTAACTCCAGTATTAATACCAGAGTTTATTAGGTCCTGCTTCCAGTCATAATCCTTCTCACTTAAAAATAATCCAAAGTCATCCATAGCCTGCCCTTGTGATTGTGCATAATTAATAGGATTATAATTTGTACTTGTTAGGTCAGGTCTTTCATCTTCCTCTTCAAGATTCTCAAGTGCATAATCTTTATTTTGATTAGGCTCATTAATATCAAGAGGGTCATCTAGTTCTAAAAGTTTATATTTTTCGCTCATTTGTTACTCCTTAATAAATAAATATCTCCAGCTTCATCGTTTACTAATTCATAAGATACAGGTTTAGATAAATAATTTTCGTATCCCATTTGTTCTATATCAGAAAAATATGTAAGTGTAAAGTCTCTATTGTCTGCATACTCAACATTTATACCTGCATCTTTTAATAAATTAGGATGACTTAACAATAACATATCCATATACTGAGGGTTATCTATAGCATACATCATAGCATAGTAATTTTTAAATGCAGGATGTCCGTGTTTTTGATATGTCTTTTCTCCAATATCAAGAAGTCCATTTAAGAAATATACTACACCTTTACCATTAGCTTTCTTGCTTCCCTCATTAGTAGCATCGTGGATATATGAAGGTGCTGTATAAACCATCTTACCATTAACAAATTCATATTGAGGCTCTCCTAATATAGTCCACTCTATATACTTATCTTTAGATATATTCTTTAACTCGTGATGTAAGCTTTGATTCATTACCTTCTGCCTCCAATAACCTAACTCAGTATGACCCCAAGGAAAACTACTAGATTGAAAAGCCCAATTAATAGCAGGACTTAATTTATTAGTATGCCCTTTTATATACTCCCAAAACTGTTCTATAGTAGGTACATAATTATAATCCCACATCTTGTCTTGTTCGAATTCATACTCACTAGATTTAAACTCATCAGGTGTATCAACAATAGCAAGTCTAGGGTCAGTAGTAGGATTCATAATCTCATTAGAACTTAAATTAGATGTTCTAAATGGAGTAGGTTCAATATTAAAATCAGTAACTAGTATAGGATTATTAAAGAAATCTTTTCTTTCTTCTGTACCAAATGGAGTATCCGCTCCACTAAGTAAATAGAAAAAACTATGATGAGGTTGTATATCAAAGTTCTGTACTTTCACTTTATTAACAGGGTCATCTGTAGCATCATCTGCTGAAAGTATATACGAAGGTTTATTCTCAACAACTTCTTCTTCTTCCTCAACTACTACCTCTGGTGTAATAACAGGCTCAATAGGTAGTGTACTATTTAATTGTTCTATGTTAGGCTCAGGTAATCCTTCTGTTTCTCCGTGAGCCCAGTACTGTTCAGGGTTATCCATATTAGCCTCTATATATTCTTTAATATGAGAATTGTCTGCCCAGTCTACAATAAATTTAGCAGGGTCATTATTGTCATAGTTCCAACTTAATCCAAATGGTAACTTCATATTTCTAAATATCGCTTCTCCAACAGTACCTGAATAGTTTATAGTATCTATATCAACACCCTCTGCAGTTAATTGGAACTGACCATTACTATATGTAGTTAATGTAGGAGTAGAATTATTATTATTATTTTTAAGGTCAGGTACTTCCTCTATATTAGTTAATAGATTATCTTCCTCTGAGTTAAATATTATATCATCTTCTCCATTTAAGTCAACCTCACTAGACTCGGAGTTATTCTGTGAGGTATTTACTTTCCCAATTTACGATACTCATTTAAGTCTTTAATAGGTACACCATTTATTGTAGTACCAACTCCTTCAGTAGTCTCAGGGTCAGCATACCTTGCTATTATCTCTCCGTTCTCATAAGACCTTATCTCCATAATCTCACCTAACATATTAGTAATGTATATGTCTCCTTGATGAGGACTATCTCCTAGCATCTGAGAATTAGAACCTTTAAACATATGATAGATTCCTTCTTGGTCTTTAACTGGTTTCCATACTATAGCATTTTTATCGTGTTCAAAGACATCCATACTATATAGCGCTGATTCAGTATCTATAGTAGCACCTTGTCTTGAATAGGCTGGATTATTCTTTAACTGATTAATATTTGGAAACAATAGAGCATTCCTTAAGAATTGAGCATAAGCAGGTTGAGCTGCAGTCCAATCTATATCTCCCAGATAGTCAGTAACAAGTCCTTCAATTCCATATCCTACTAATGACTTATCTATACTATTCTGTATACTTGATACCTGAGATTTAATAGTAGGTATATAATTTTTTGATGACTCACTTCCGTGATACACAGTTAACATCTTACCTGTAAACACTCCATTCTCAGTTTCCCATATACCTCTTACTTGTACATCAGACTCAACTGTAGTGCCTGCTAAAGGATTACCATTACCATCAGTACCATAAAAATTATCAGGATATTTACTACCTGCAGTAAGTGTGTAAGGCATTTGATTCTTACCAACCTGACCATCTCCTGAACTCTTTGCTATGTTAGTAGGACCTTTACCTACTTCAAATGAGTCATCAGATATACCATACTGTACAGGTTCTTCAGTGTTAACACCTTTCTGAAACATAAGTGTACCACCTGAGTGTTCTATTATTTGGTCAATAGGTGAGATATATAAATACTTTCTTACTCCTTGGTCTGTTGTGTAGACATTACCATTCTTATCTATTATAGGCTTAAGTCCCATACCTCTATAATAATTAGATACATTATTTATTTTATCTATCTCGGCTCTAACCTTATGATTTTTAAGTACCTCCCCTTCAAGTTTAACTCTATCTTCTATATTCATTCCTCCATAAGGGTCTATCCTATCTCCTTCAGGACCTACTAAAGGAGTAGGCATATTACCATTACCTTGAAGAACATTATCCATACTTAGTTGTCCGTTATTATTAACTATAGGATTACTATTACCTCTAACAGGCTCAAGGTCAGTTGTAGTATCAGTAACTACATCTTCACTTAAAGCAGTCTGTACATCCTCAGGTTTATAGTTAACACCTCCAGGTAGATTTAAACTATTAGTATAATTTCTATATCCTTTATACTCAGGGTCTCCTATATTAGTTTCATAAGGCACTGAAAAATCCTCAATACCTTCTGTATCATAGTCCTGATTCATTATACCTTGAACATCTATATTAGCATTAGCTACAGTCATATCTTGATAAGGGTCGTTTCTAAAATTAGCAGTTCTGTTTCCTGAAAGATTAGCAACATTACCTGCATTTCTTCTTTGAATTAAATCCAGAACATTAAATTCATTATCATCATTCATATCCCTACTCCTACCTGGTATCTTTGTAGGGTCATCATCTGGATTATATTTCGTAGTTCTTAAGTCTATCTTCTGTGTCATTACTCGCTCCCTCCTGTTAGCTTACTAACCAGTATATCATATTCAGCTTTATTTAATACATTCTGGTCTAATAATAAATTAAGTTCTTCTAAGTTACTACCTGCATATGTGGTTAAGTTTACATCTCTTGGAGGTGCATTCTGGTCAGGACTTAAATTGTTCTTTACATTAGCATTTGTATCATTAACTAATTTAGTCCCACTCCTTTGCTTACCTCGTTCCACTGCGAAGTCAGCAGCTTTACCTTGCCAGCTACTACCTTGTTCTTTACCTGTTTGGTCCTCATAGAAACTAGAAAAGATTTTAGCAATGTTACCAAAGTATGCTTGACCTTCAGGAGTCTTCTGATATTCCTTAGCCCATTCCCATTTATCTTTTAACCATTTACCTACTTTAGTCTTAGGTTCTTTTGTAGGAGTACCACCATCTGATAAAGCATCTACAACATCTTTTGTTTCTTCTACAACCAGTTTTGAATCTGAAGTATCATCATTAAGGTCAGTTGATATTGCTGAAGTTATTTCATTTGTTTCAGGATTATCAGTTACCTCAGCTAAGTCAGTATTAATAGATTCAACTTCTTCATCATCAATAACAGCCCCTCCATCTCCATCTCCCTCTGTAACAAGTTCAGGTCCATCACTATCAGAAGTAATCTCTAAATTACCTGCATCTGAGTCAGAGGTAATAGGCTCATTCTTATCAGAAGTAATAGAACCTTTCTCTACCCATTGACCATCTACATATTCCATCTCAGTACCTGGGTCGTCTTTCATATAATCAACTATACCTTCTGCTTTCCTATCTTGTATATATTGTTTCTGTTGCTCAGGAGTAAGTTGCTCAAACTGTGCTTGGTCTATCTCTTGTTGGTCTTGAGGTGTATCTAATATCTCTTGCATTGTATCGTGTACAACCTTACCATCCTCTAAAGATTCATACTTACCTAAATCAGTTCCTTTATTCCAATCATCAAGTTGTTGAGTAACATCCTCATCAGGCCTACCAAACCTCTTATGCATTATCTCCCCATTAGGTCCTGTATATAATCTCTTTCGATTAAAACCTTTAGGTAACTCAAGATTACTTCTTTGCATTTGTCCTGGAGTAAACTCAGGTACATCTGCTAGGTCCACATTAATAGGATTATTTTCTAAGTATTGTTCTTGTATACTTTTAATAGGCTTAGGTTGAAACTTTCCATCTACATATTCATAATTATCTCCAAAGCTATGAGCTTGTCCGTCAACTGTATTAGTATTAAGTTGAGGGTCGAACTGAACTCCAAATGGATTATCCTTAGTTTTATTCTGATTGTTAATAATATTCTCATAACTAAAGTTAGGATTGTTAGATAAAGATATACCAGAACTATAATCATTACCACTTGTTATATCATTAAATGTTTTAGCTTGGTCTAACCTCTCTTGAAATGTAAGATTAGGTTGGCCTGTCATAAAATTAAATCCTGGGTTATTTTCAGTAGGTACATCCCCTCCACTACTTGTTGTAGTATCTATAGTGAATGGTTCTGATACACCTTCAACTGTTGCACTCTCACTTGTTATAGGTGGTGGTGGTTCTGTTGTAGCTCCATATGTTTGACCATACTTTGCATTCTGCATAGCTACATAATTCTCATAGCCAGGCATTCCAGGTATGACAGAATAATGCTCCTCCTGAGGTTGGTTATAATCAACACCATCTACACCAAACATATCCTCATCACTTACAGGATTACCAAAGTCATCTAATACAGTTCCATCTTCTGTACTTGAGAACCCTGAATCATCAACACTTTCTCCATAAGAATTTCCAGGATTATTATTAATTAAATTAGATACAGGCTCTCCATTAACCACTTCTAAATTATTAACATCCTCAGCATTTAAAGGGTTACTATTATCGTGTACTATTTCTGCATCTGTAATAGGTGGTAACCCTTCTGTATTCCCATATGTAGGGTCCTCAGAGTATCCATCTGGAGATATAACTTCAGGACTACCATCCCATAAAGTCTGTCCTTGTATATCATCAGGGAATGTAGATGTTCCACTACCACTTAATGCTTGTGCAGGGTTAAGTTCTACATTTTCTGGAATCTCTGTTAATGCTACATCTGTAGAATCAGCAGGTGCTCCTCCTTCACTAAAAGTAGATAGACTACTTATAGCATTTTGCAAATCTTCATCCTTCTTTTTGTTCATCTGATTCAGATGCTCATAAGGATTGTTAGAAGGTTGGTATGTCATTGTTAGCTCCTTTGTTTAAATTATGAACATAGTTCTTATCCGAATAATCCAAGTAGACCTCCAATCCCTGCACCTATAGGACCACCCATAGCAAACCCTGAAGCTGCTCCTGACAAAGCACCAGCTATAGGATTTTTAGAAGGTTCATTAGGTACATACTGTCCACCACTCATAGCTGCTAAACCAGTCGCTGTTTTCTGTAATACATCAAGTTCCCAATTAGCGTCCTTGATATTCAAATCAGTCGAAGCTGCTTCATAATCTGTGAGTGCAGTTATTCTAGTTTTCTTAATTTCAGATGCAGTTGTTATTACAGTCGCTCCTAACTGTAGTTGCATTTGAAGTACTGTCATCATCATCTGAGATGCAGTGGCTATGAAGTTTAACCTACCCTCATAGTACTTGGTTTTCATTTGTTTCTTAAAATTACTTATATCTTTTAATCTTGTTATTTCTAGATTAGCCATACCTTGTACAAATGCAGATGAGTACACTGCATTAATATCAGACATACCTGCTGAGAATGCTACGATACCAGTTGCATATTGGTCTTCTGTTTTATCCTCATACACATCTACCTCATCATCAATATAAGATGCACTATGAATAGTACCATCAAATGTCTGTGCAGCTTGTGTTGTAAAGTTAGCCCAATCAGTAACTGGATTAACATTTTGCCAAGCTGTTGTTAGTAAACCAGATAATGTATCCATACCTTGTAAATCTGTATTAGGATTATATGCTATCGCTGTAGTATAAGGATTAGCATTAAGTGAAGCAGGGTATATATTTTTATAATCATAAGGTGATGTAGGGTCACTACCTAATAAACCTTCGTGCCAGTCCTCTTGATATTGAGGATATTTAACCTCACCACTACTTCCTCCACCTCCTCCTTTACATTCTGATATAGGTCCACTATATTCATATGAATCTTCTGATATAATATTACCAGTATTCATATCTATAGTAACCTCATTATATATCTTCATTTTTATATTCTCCTTCTTTAATTAGAGTTTCTTTAAATCTATCTTCGTTGTACTCAGTCTTACCTTTATTTAAATTATTATCTATACCTGATATAATATTCCTTAAGTCATTAGGTTTAATAGATGTATGAACATCCCACTCTATAAACTTATAATTAGAATGTCCATTAGGTAATTGTTCTACAATATCTATTATCTTAGGTACATCAGTATAAGCAGTTACCCTTGCACAATTATTACCCTTAGCATACTTTGATAATGTAAAGAATAATGATAAGTACATTTTACCTGTTAATAATTTCTTAGACCATAATGCATATATCATTAGATTTTTAACATCAGCTACATGGTCGTGTACAATAGTTGTTACACATACTCCGTGTATCTTAGGGTCCTCAGGATTATAGTCCTCACATAGCACCCAACATTGAGACTCTTCCATTAACAAACTTGTAAGTACATTATTCATTCTTTCAGGAGTCATATAAGTTGTAGCAGGATTTGCTAATTGTATAGCATCTCTTATCTCCTCCCAATAATCACTTACTTGTTGTGGTAATAGTTTTAACATCATAATTAATAAGCCCCTCTTGTAAATCTTTTATCAGATAACTGCCACCTTAAATTTACAGAATCTGGTAGAACTGTATTAGCAATCTCTTTACTTAATGTATGTATTCTTATTTTAAAATAATAACCTTCAACACCAAAGTAATAAGAGTCTACTTGGTCGCTAAGTACTCTAACTGTTTTCTTTCTCCAATGTGTACTAGCACTATAATTTACTGTAGCTGCATCAGTATCACCTGCATATATAACTGCACTAGATTTATAAAATACAGTTATAAATATTTGAGACCTACCTATAACAGGAGTAATATTGGAAGGGTCTAAATCTACATTACCTACAGAACCAAAGTTTATCTGTACCCAATTTAATCTACATAATCCTTTAGGAGCAAATGAAAATGCATCTGTTTGCAAATCAATACCTGTACGAGGACTAGGATAAGTATCTCCAGTTATCCAACAATTATCTACTATATCATTATCTACGGCAGCTGGGAATGATACACTATTTAAAGGATGTAAACTTGCTCTACCTGTAAATCTAAAAGAAGTTTCTGACATCCCTGTCTCAGTTAGTATCAATGATTTATTAGGCATACTTATTACATACCTATTAGTAGATGTATCCCAAAAGCAATGTAAGTGTTCTGGCTCTATCTCTCCATTTAATACTATATTAGTAATCTCAGGTTTAATATGGTCTCTATAATTTTTATGTTCTAATTTACCTTTTTGATTTACACAACATACATTTCCTGTACTTGATACGAAGAAAACTTCTGTTCCATTTTTACCTAAACATACTGAGGTAGGAGATTGTAATCCTATATCAGCTATATGTTCAAATCCATATGTAGCTATTGGTTTACTTTGTAATGTAAGCATACCTGTATGTTTTCTAGTCTGCACAATAACATTCTTACCAATAGGAGTTAAAGCAACAATAGGCTCGTGATAAGGTAACACCATCCACCCTGATTGATTCTGTTTAGTTCTTCTAAATTTATATGCATCTGTTTCAGAGCCATAGTCATCAAAATGTATTGTATCAGAACTGCCTGACTTTACTATATCAGGATAAAATAATTCAAGTGCATCTCCTCCACCTATACTAGACCACCAAACTGTCTGAGTTTGCCAGTCGTCATAAGAGATACTCATATCAAATGGAGACTGTTGTCCACTATCTACATTCCATCTATCGTAAATAGTTTTCATCTCAGTACTCATACCTTTTGCAAAATTAGCTAGTAATAATCTACCTCTATGTTCTGTACCACATTTAATAATAGCTACATCATTCTGAGCTGTACCATTGTATATTATAATCTTATCTAAAGTATCAGCATATTTAGGATTAATCACACCTAATTGATGTTTCATTATAACATCTGTACCATTAAATGCTAACCAAAAATTTTGATTAAAGTATGCAAACTTCCAAGGACCTGCTCCAGATATAGTATCAGTAGCACCTCCATCAGGTGTATATAAAGTTATACTAGCAGATGAGAATGTAGTGTCAGATAGAACAGTTACTAACTCCATATCATTCTTACCAAACCAATAAAGTGTATGGTCTGTAGGATGAGATACACCACTATCCATAGCTTGACCATAAGGCCAAGTATAGTATAATCCAGCACCTGTCATTGCAGCTGTAGTAAATGGATATATAAAATGTTGTAAGACAGATAAATGTTCTTTCTCAACAATACATTCCATAGCTGTCTCTAAATACTTTATTTTATCTTTAGCATCTTTTACATTCCAACCTCTAGGATGTCCTTCAGGTCTAAGCCCTTTCAGAAACATATCACTAATATCTAATTGAAATTCTTTAGCCATCTTTAACTACCTCTTTTATAGCAACTTCACTTCTATCAGGATATAATTTAAATGCTCCCCATAATCCACCTGCCCTAGCATCTATATTCTTTAAGTCGTTTTCGTCTGTATGTACAAGACTTACAGATAATCTATCTCCTGGTAATACTTCTAATATAAGGTCAGGGTATTCATTATCACCTTGCTTCATTGGTAAGTCTGTAAATGTTGATACTCCAGACCTAACAAGTGTAGCCCTTACAGTTATTGTTTTTAAATTACCTGTTAGACTTTCAAGATGTATCTTTAATCCTTTAAGTATACCTCGAATAGCTATCATCCTTTTATATATAACAGGATTTTCAAAAGTCTCACAAGAGAAAGAAACTGAAGAAGGAGGTATTGTTACATATGTTCTCTTTGCTTCAGACTCTCGCCACTTGATATACTCAGGTCGCTTTCTAAAATTATGTCTATCTTCTCTAGGCATTATAACCTCCTATCTAATTTATATTGTTCTGTCATTGTATTTACTTCAGCAAGTTCTTGGTCTACTATATCGAAATCAATATGCTTAACTGCCTCTTTAATTCCCTCATTCCAACCTTTAGCACCTTCCATATTTCTATAGAATACTTCTAATTTATATAAAGCTGATTGTATAATTAAGTCAGGATAATTAATAGACAACCAAGTCTCTCCACTCTCAGCCCAATCAGTGCCTGTATTAAATCTATCATAGGATAATATAGTTAATCGAAAAGGTTGTGCTCCAATCGGTTTAGCTCCAATTTGTACAACTGCTCCACCATTAGGACTATTAGTAAAAGAAGGTACCCAATGTGCTGGAGTACTCTCTTCTTGATTAGCTTGATATAATGCTACAAACTCATCACTTGTTAGTTTAGTTAATTTAATGTAACTAGTACCATCAAACCAATACACTGATTTAACTGCTCTAGCCATTGGAGCAGATAGTGCATCTTTACCTGCTTGGTTTGAAATAGTTTCGTATCTATACATATTAGATACAGGAACAAGAGATGATAGATAATCATATCCTGCTTTAATAAAGAATTCACTTCGGTCACCTGAGGTATCCTCAAAATCTCCTCGACCGCTGATTTCTATAAATTTAGTTCTTAGGTCTGCAAATGTCATCTATCATCTCCTTTTCTCATTAGTATTTCTTACCTTTTGCTGGTTGTTCTTTCTTACCACTCTCTTCTTTTTTCTTCTCAGGTGGTTTTGCTTCGTCTTTCTTTTTCTCTACAGGTTCTTTCTTTTTCCTATTGTCAACTCCGTGACCTTTACTTTTATTAGTGTCTTTTTTAGAGCCACCTCCACCACCACGATTACCTGAGCCACTACCACTACTACCTGTACCACCAGTGGCTTGTCCTGATTTATTTTGTTTACCGAGTTCTTTTAAAAACTCATCTACTGGTCCTGCCATATTAACCTCCGTTAATTAAGGGAGAGGCTCCGAACACTCTCCCTTTAGATTAAAGAATACTAAAGATTAGGATGGGTTATCCAATCCAATACCTTTTAATATTCCGAAACATTCTGGATGATGAACTTCAAGTCCACATTCAGTTAGATACTCTTCTTTCAAACCATCAATACCAGCTTGTGTTACATCACTAAATTTAGTGTCTGTAATGTATCTGTATTTAAGTTTATCAGGTTCTAATACAATCATTTGATTTCTAGTACCTGACTCATAACTTAATAATGGATGAGTCTTAAGAGTAACTGTTCCAAATGGTGTTATCCATTCAACAACTTTAATACCATAAGCTTCGCTTGTAGGTTTAAGTTGGATATTACCAGTTGCTTTAGCTATCTTTTGAATACCTAATAAAGCACCACTTCCACACAAGGCTAACTTTTCAGATGAGCCGTGTCTGAAGATTTGCTCAAGAGTTGAATCTAAGAAAGCCTCACCACTAGCAGTCCAATCATCTCCTGAAGCACCACCGTGAGCAACTATATCAGTATCATTAACAAAGTCTAATACATTACCACTCGCATTAGCATTAATGAAATTGATTAAGCCATCTGTAGTTCTTTCAGGTAGACCATTAGAACCTGTGTTCTCTGATTTAACTCCCCAAAGAAATGCTTTTTCCATTTCGATAGAGTGTAATTCAAGAGCCTCTCTTTTTAACTCTTTATAAGCATCACCAGTTCTTAACCTAGTTGCTTTCGCAGTACGAGATATTTCCAATGGAGTTCTAAAAATTTGTGTAAAATTTGTGAACTTAGTTGGGTCGTATGTGATAGCTTCAGGTGAACCAGCACCCTCAGAATTAACTGTACCAATCACTTGACAATAATTAGCAGTTTGCACTAAACCATTATTCGCTTCAAGCAATTTGATAGCTGCATAAGATGAAGCACCAGCTACTGATATACCAGTTACTTTACCTACTGTATCTTGTGCTTGGTTAGTAGTTAATCTTAATAGTACAGTTTGACCTGCTCTAAAATTAGCTACCTCAGTTGCTGTCATCTTTTTATACAGAGTTGTACCTGCAATATCAGAACCTGTAGGGTTACCACTTAATCCTGAAGATGTGTACAAACCTGCTGTAGTTGCAGTCTGTGTTGGAAGTGTTTTTGTCCACCAATTATACTCTGGGTCATCAGTAGACTCTTCACTTATTTTACTTAATACCGCTGTTAATGGAGCAGAACCATTAGGATATAAATATAAAATCATCTCCCTCCAATTCTTAGGTCGCTGGTCGGTAACCCAACTTCCTGTTCCCCTCATTCCAAGAAATCCAGCCATAGCTACATTCCTCCTTCTTTTTTAGTTATTGTTTACGATTGGACAATAGCCCAGCTATCTCCATCACTTGTGCAAGTGCAAAGTTTACTTGTCGATACTACAGTATCACCTGCTCCACCACCATTATCTACTATTGTTAAATTAGTAGTGGCTTTAGTGAAGTTAATTACTACCTTTGCATTTGCTCCCATCTCATTAGCATTTGGAAGCTGTAAACTTATAGCTCCTGATGCTGACGAGGTGGCATTTACATAACCTTGATAATGTTCCAACACTTTAGTTATTGGAGCACCATCTGAGGTGTATGTACTTATTTCGTACTTGTGACATTTGGTTCTATTTAGATGCCTAGTCCAAGTTGCTGATGTACTACCAGCTCCTGGAATAGGGTCTACATATTTACCAACTACTATTACTTCTGCCATCTATGTACCTCCTGTTAGGTTGATTTACATTAAGTCCTTCAACTCTTTCTCAAGGTCTGTGATAGGTTTCTGAGTGTTGTCTCGTGTAGCGCTTTTCTTAGTCTTAGCAAAAGCTGGCTTTGTTTTAGCCGTGCCTTTACCTGAAGGGTTTGTAGCCTTATTAAGACTTAATCGCTTACGAGTTTCTTTTTCAACATTATCAAATAACTCATCAAGTCCCCAAGTAGGGTTTTTGGATGACAACTCATTCGCAACGAAACCAATAAACTTCCTATAAGGTACTAAGTCATTATGCTTCTTATAGAAGTCATCAACCTTAGCATTCAAAGTTGTTTGTTGGTTTATTAACTTTTGAACCATCCTAGGTACATTAACGATTGTATTCTCAACTGCAGTATTATACACTTGACTTAACACACCATTAAACTTTGCAGGGTCTTTCATAACTTCAGCATAATTCTCTTTAGTTATAAATTTCCTTACACCACTAGGATTCTGTGGAACTTCTGGTGGTGGTTTAACATTACCTTTAGGCTCTTGTTCTTTAGGAGTCTGTGAAAATGTTTTAGGTTTAGGAGTACTAGTTGCTTGATGAGACATACTTTCAATAGTTTTATCTCTAGCAGCTAATTGTGCTCTTAAATTTTCCAACTCACCTTGAGGTTCTTCATCTTTTTCAACCTGTTCTTTAGTCTCTTTTTGTTCCTGAACTTTGTTGTCCTTATCCTCTTTTGAAGATGATTCTCGTACTGGCTCTTCATCCTCTTGGGCAGGTTCTTCAACAGGTTCTGGTTTTTCTTTTACTTCTTCTTTAACATCCTCTTCCTTAGGACTTTCATCCTCTTTCTTTTCTGAAGTTTCTTCTTTAGGTTCTTCAGGCTCAGGAGTTTTCCCTTGCATATCATCAAACATTTCATCAAGCCCCTCCTGATTGTGTTCTTCATTTGTTTTTTCATCTATCATTTTAACTCTCCTTTACTATCTTTATCATTGATTATATTGTCAGGCAGTTCTATTAGAAATCTAACTTGGTCAGCAGAACCTTGTAGGTTACGAATAACCATCTCATCTTTCTCCATTTCCAAAGCATCTCTAATTTGACTCAACCTCTCTTTCAAAGTTCTTTCAATCTCAGTCCAATGTTCAGACTTTCTAAATTTATCCCAACTTATTGATGTTGCCATCTTGTCCTCCTTGTGCAGGTTGTGGTTTAGCAGGTGGTCCTTCAGGTTGTTCAGGTTGTTGAGGTTGTCCTCCCATTTGTGCTTCAGCCATTGCTTGTTGGTCAGGAGCCATCTGTTGTGGTTGAGGAGCATCATTCATCCTCTTACCAAACTCTTCAATACCCTTAGCACCCATCTGATATGCTATATGTTTAAATATCTTAACCATATCAAATTGTTGAGCGACCTCTTGATTTTGTGCTAGTATCTGATATAACTGTACCCACAAGTCTGTAGGCTCACCACCTGGCATTGCTCCGTCATAAGGCACTACATCAAAATCTATAAGTATATCTAATGGAGATACTCTTGCTTCATTACCTTCATCTCCATAAACTTTCTTAAGGTCCTCTTCCCATCTTCCCATTATCTCAACATAAGTATCTTCTTCCATTAATTGTTGTGTATGAGAAGCAAACATATATCCAATATCTTGTATACATTGCATACTAATTACTTGAGCCATTTTATCTAATCTAGATACAGCACCAGCCCTAGCTGCACTTGTCTCAGCAGCTGACTTTGCTTCACCTTTATTATATGTCATACCTTGTAATGAGTCTGAAGCACCTGACACACGATTTATAAGATCTGATAAAAATTGACTATCTTGTATATTACCTTTAGTTATATCATTAACTGCAAGTTGTTTAACTGAACCTTCAACTCCACGACCCCAAGCACTTCGTCTTGTTCTAATTAACTTACCTGGCTCAGGACTTTGTAAGTCGTTTATATTAATCATTGAAGGGTCTACAATTAACATATCATTTAAACTCTTTCTAACATTAGCCATATGACTTGAGAATAACCAATCCATTGTTTCTTGTAAAGGATACACTACTTCTAATCTTGAATTTGGTTGAGTACTATATCCATCAAAATCAGGAGAGGCGACACACACAGGATACATCTCGTGATTGAGACCTAGGGGCTTAGCAGAAATAATAACTTCATCTCCTGCCAAGATGAATAACCATTTCTCAGGATATTCTCCATCACCTAAGCCCCAATCTGTAGGAACTAAATTAACATACAAATACACTAAATCAACTGGGGATGATGTAGTAGCAGGATTAGTGTCGTACTTGGATTGTGCGGTATTATCGAGGTCGTATATTAGTGTACTTTTAGCATCCATATTTTTAAGATATTTAACATTAAAAAGTTCTCCGTGTTCATCGCCTTCTTCCTCTAATAAAGAATAATAATTATTTCTATCTACCCAACCAACCCACTCTCCTTCTTGTACTTTATGTATAGGTACATTAGGGTCTGGTAGATACATATAAGGGTCTATGTTCTCTAAACCATTTCCTTCATAAACTAATTTTCTTGTTGTAGTCTTTTCAAATCCTGTAGATTCATAATTACCTGTCATCCTTGCAAAGAAACCTGTCTTTGATTTGGTAGCTTTATAACCATACCTTGCTATCCAAGTAGGGTGTACAATACCTACACCATATACTAATGAATCTCTAAATAATGTATGCATAGCTAAACCAACCTTAGATTTAGTACATTGATTTTCAACTAACTTCTCTAATAATATAGCACCTAATCTATCTTCAGGTCCAACTGCTTTATATTTGAATATAGGCATTTGTAAAAAAGCTTTAGTTAAATATGTTAATAATGTTTCTAATGTAGAATACAATACAGGAACTGTTATTGGTGTATCAGCATCTATTCTATTCTGACCATCTAATGTAGCATCACTATTGTGTGCAATTAAAGCTTTATCAATTCTTTCCCACTTCTTATATTTAACCTGCATTTTATCTCTACTATCTCTAGCTCTCCTTAAAATCTTTCGAACAAGTTTATCGTGTTCCTTTGTTCCTGGTTTAAAATTCTTCCCAAGAAATTCAGGGTAGTCATATTTATGGTCTACATCACTCCAATTTTTATTGGTAGCTGTAGAACCTTGAGCTTCCTGATTACTACTTGGGTCTAAAATATTCGGCATTCTAAATCTCCTTATAATTAATTGTTATAGAAAATGCAGGCTCAAATGTATTGATAGCGCTAGATACTGTATCCTGTAATTTTGATACTCCTATTCCCCAAGTATATCCACTAGTTATCTGATAAGCATTAGGGAAATGAGTAGCACCATCAAATGTATAATTAATAGTAACACCTGATGTAGCACCTACATTTGTAAACATTATATCCTGCTTACTTGCAGAAGAATTATTAGGTGCTGAAACATTTAAAGGAAAATTATGTATCGAAGGCATCTTCCATATGTATATCCTCATTGAAGGGTCAGCTGTTGCTGGTAACACTGAAGAGCCATCAGCACAAGCTGTAACCTGTACACTAACAATTTCATAACTACTTGTAGCATTTACACCTGGTTGACCTCCTAATAAAAACTTACTTAAAACAATAGAATCAAACTTCTGTGTAGCACTAACATAATTAGCATACCAAGTATTGTCATTCCAATCTCCATTACCAGATAAGTCCCTATAAATTCTACCAGCTCCATTACCACTAGCAGTGTCCCAAGTAGGACCTCCAACTTTACCTGATACTGTATAAGCAACTGTATCTGTTGATGTTGAAGCTGTTTGAACTTTAATCCACATAGAAGTACCTACACCATCTACAGTGTCAGGTACACTTTCACCTGCTGATGAAGTTTCATCTCCAATATATAAAGCTTGTGAATTATCTCCTGCACCTACTTGAGATACAATTAGTAATGTACCATTCTCAGCATCTAATAAATTAAGTTCAGCACTAGGGTTATTAATATTTGCTACAGTTACTCTTTTAATTACTTTAGCTAAGTAAGTTTCATTAATAAGTTCATCTCCAGTAGGGTCGGCAGTTGCAGTAACAGTAATACCTGTTTCACTAATCAATCCTTGATGAGTTTGCCCATTACTAAATGTGCTTACATCATTAAATAAAAAAGGTCCTGTACTTCCTTGATATACTTTCTTTGTCGCCATTAGTCTCCTTTGTTCATAATGTGAACATAGTTATGCAATTCTCCAATCCTCTAATGCTGGAGGGTCTTGCCTGTTTAATTCTCTATACTCTTCTTCAATCACTGCAGGGTCATCAAATGTCTCATCAGTAGGTTCAAAGTACCTATAACCTAATTCTAACATTTCAACAATGTAAGCAAAAGCATCCATAGCATCAAAATACTTTGACCTAGGGAATGACATTAATTGGTCTTCTAATACATCACATACTCCTTCTCTGTGATATATCAGACCTTGTCTGTAAAAGGAAGCTAATGCAGCTATCCTATCTTCTTTCTTTGCTCTTGCTTTTAATTCTATTAATTCAAATACACTATTCCTTCTTAACATTTCATTTCTTAATGGATATGTTATAAACTCATTTAAAGATGTTACTTCTAATCCAACTACTCTAACATTCCAAGCTTTCTGCATTTCAAATATCTCATCATATAACTCATCAGGATATAATCTTTTAACACACATATCTCTTACATATAACTTATTAGAGTCACAATCAACTCCCACACATACAACAGCACTAAATGCTGAATGTAATTTAACTGACTTAGCAGGGTCGACTAATATAACATTCTCAATTTTATGGTCGTTCTTCCATAAATCTTCTTCTTTATACTTCTGAAAATAGTCAGGTTTAAATACTGCGTCTTCAACTGATATAGGTACATTCATATACTCACGATAGAATACATCAAGTAATCCTTGCTCACGATACTCTCCAACTAAACTCTTAACCTTCTCATCAGGCATAAAGTCAGGCCAATTAGATTCGTACACTTCATTACATAATGATAACTTTAATTTAGTCCAATCACTTTCTTCCAAAAGATTTTGTAGTAAAGCATCTTCGTGTAGTACTGTACCAATCATTATAATTCTCCAATCATCTCTTGCTCTATTAACTGAGTTAGTTACATCAGCAAAAAACCACTCTCTTAATTTTTGTCTTTGCTCTTCACTTCTTACAGATTCAGCATTTTCCAAATCATCTATGATAATTAAATCAGGTCTCTCATTTCCGTGTAGTAGTCCACGAACTTGTTGTCCACTACCTCTAGGCATTACCATTGTACCACCTTCTGTAATCCATTGGTCTTTAGAGAATTGGTCTGACTTAACACTACCAAATAACTTTGTAACATTCTCATTCTGCATTAATTCTCTTTTCAAATTCTCTGCTTGTAGTACAGCACTTGTTGCACTAGATGATATTGGTATAATAAACTTCTTATCTTGAAATAACATATACCTTGAAGGTAATGCTAAATTAACTAATGATGTTTTACCAAATCCCCTAGGTGCAGCTATTACTAATTTCTGTACAGTATTATCATCCAACACTTCAAATAATTGTTCGTGCATTCTACTGAATGGTAAATAGAATCTGTCAGGAAATAAAACCTTCGCTGTCTTAGCTGTAGACATATAACATTCACTCATTATTCTTTCGACTTGTTTATTCATCTAAGGTACCAACACTTTCGCACTAACACAATGAGTACCATAGTAAGTAGAACTAGTCCCATTCTTAATAAGCCATACTAATCCATAACCTGCAGGAATAACAACTGCTGATACAGTTCCTGTAACATTATAACTATAATCACCTGCAGAAGGATTAACAGATACTTTACCTACACAAGTAAAATCAGGTGGGTTACTAGTTGAGCTATTATTAGGAATAGCGAACTTAAATAGATAAGCAGTATAATCTCCTGCTGTTCCTGAAAATCCTCCCATAGCTCTTACACTATGTATAACTGTATCTGAGTGAGTTATATGACCTCCACTACAAGCCCAAGCATATGTTAAATCTTCTGTATAGTATTGCCAGTTACTACCGTTAGCTACTGATGAATCTATAGCAGGATTTCCCCAACCACTTGAGTTGTAATAACTTTCTAAATCTCTATCATCTACATTAGGATAACTAAAATTAGTACTACTACCGTACAACTTTGTGAAACATAAGTTTGCAAATGTCTGTACTTCTAATCCTGTTACTGATGTTGGAAAACTTCCTTGTGAAACATAACTACCAGCAACTCTTTTTTCAAATGATATTTCATTACTACCTGAAGGATTATTTCTTGATATCCTCCAAGAGCCGTTAGTACTACTATCTCCTATATAAAATCTTCTATCACTAGCTGTCTGAATTGATTTAGTATTCTCTAATTTACCATCTAAGTTAACTGCAGTATTCCACTGAGTTTTACCTGCACCTGTAGGTTGTAATACCTTTGTTGTAGTATTCTCAGTTGTACCTACTTCATTTAAATCTATAGCATCTAAAGCTCCTGCTTCGTGTGAGGCTTTATGTAACTTAGGTTCGTGTAAGTCAGCTTGATTTGTTAAGTCTGAATGTTTCTTTACTGCCATAATAATTCTCCTGAATCTGAAGTTAATCTTTCGCCACTCTCAGCTACTACGGCTTCTATATAATCAGGTATTCCTGCATTACCTAATGAACTATTATATTCATCTATAGAAACATCACTGTATGTAGTCTTTGCAACATTAGTATAATAAGTATTATTAGAGTGAGCATAATTAATATCATAATAAGTATTTAAATATAAGTTATTAGAAGGCCATAAATTAAATAAATCAATTTCTCCAAAAAGATGTACAGTTGTAGCACCTGTTATATTAGCACCTAACTGTTCACTTCTTGCTCTTGTAGCATAATTGATAACAGACTTTACAGAATATTTAAGTGGCTCTCTTGTCCAACCTTGACTCTCTACTGATGTCGCTACAGCAGTACCTCTTTTAACTAATGAATTACCATAATGGAAGTCAGGTGTAAATGCACTTTGTTCTAAATTCTGTTGGTCATACCAAACACTATCAGCTATTAAAAATCCTAGATGTTGGTCTCCGAATTGAATTCTTGCTTTATAAAAACAAACTTTTAAATAATTAGGTAAGCTATCATTATAACCTCCGTGTCTATCATTTATCCATTGTTTACTAAATGTAACTTCCCAAGTAGTTCCAGTAGTAAATTTAAGATTACCAAATCCAATCGCTTCATTAAACTTAGCTTCCTCTACATCATTATCTATACTATCGTGAGGTTGAGGTAAGAAAGAAAAGTTAGCTCCAGCTCCATTAGACTTAACATAAAAATGCTCCATCCATCTTTGGTCTTCCAACTGATAAGGAGCATCATTCATTATAATTAGTCCGTAACAATGACCTGGGTCTATTCTTGTATTATCAGTAAAATCATTAGTCATATCTACTTCCCACTTTACTGTATCTACTGTAGGTTGTGTATAAGTATCAGCAGGCTTCTCAGTTCCGTGCATATAGATATATCTAATTGAAGGTACATTAATTTTATAAAAATGATTTTTAGTACTCTGTCCTATACCTGCAAATTCAGGTTCTCCTGAGTTTAATAATCCCCACTCAGAAGGTAATTGGTCCTGCATAGACTTAGGCCAGAATAAATAATTTTGAGGCATTAACTGTTTAGCATCCCATCGCTTAGGGTGGTGCCATACACCTATACCTAGATAAGGGTTCCAACTACCACCTGAATAATTCATCCAATCTATATTATGATATATACTTGAACGAGCCATAAAGTAATTCTCAGGAGCCCATATATCATCTGTTGCATAATTACCTAATTGGTCCTCAGCATATTCACTATAATTTACATAAGTGTATAATAATGGTTTAGCGTGAGTTAACTTTCCTGGTATTACCATTTGTTTGTATCCTGCTGTAGCATTACTAATCTCACTAAATACTAAACTACTAAGATGGTAATCTTCAATCTTAGCAGCTGCATATCCATAATCATTAGAGTCTTGTTTACACCACTGACCTTGTGTAGCAAATGCAGTCCATCTAGGTGAAAACCCTTGTTGTCTATGGAATTTAATTTTCTTTCCACTAGTGTTAGGAATATACTTCTTCATCCAATCAGCTTCATAAGTATGAGCTCCACCTCTACAATTCCAAGTCATTTCACTTGCACAATCTTTATTAACTATTTGATGATGACTATAACAACCTGATGGAAGAAGGGCTAAAGTAGCTGCTGTCATATATGTCCTTATATCTTCTGATATATCAAGACCAGCAGTACCATTTCCGTGATATAGAGGATGGTCATCATAAGAATACTTCCACTGATGTTGCATAGGTAAAGGCTCTGGTAAAGGTTGACCTTCAGCATCTATTGACTGCCATAAGAACTCTGCAGTATGATGAGTTCCGTCATATCTCATTTGAGGTTCTTTCTTTGTAGCAGTAGCACCTAAATAATCATAACCAAATGTTCTTGCAGGATGAGATATTAAAACAGGACCATTAACTCTTTCTACATAACCTTGTTGTTCTTCTGTACAAGTCCATTCATAATCATCAGTACCAGATGGTGTTCCTTCTCCTGCATCTCTTGATTTAGTTGATGTTATAGTTCCTGCATCTAATATTCTCCAACCTTCAGCCCAACACATTATACCAAGTTGACTTTGAAATAAATCTATATCCTCTCCACCTTCTTCAGGAGGTAAAGTAAATGAATGCTCATCAACATAATCATAACCATCTACAAAATGCATCCAAGTTAGATTACCAATAAACCCAACATTAGTTCCTAAATTAATCACTTCCCCTTGATGTTTATCTGCATAAACTCTCCAAGGTACTACTTGACCTGTTCCAAACTCACTAGCACTATCTACTCCAACTCCAGGATTTAAATCATACTTACTATTTTCTAACTTGGTCATAGCGTGAGATAATCCGTGCCATTGATAAGTTCCATAACCATAAGCTCTTATAGCATCATAGTTACGACAATCAGAACCTACATCAATATGTTTATAAAGTTTATTCATACCATTCTGGTCAAGGTTATAAAAATCTCCACTCTTCTTAGCTATTACTGCTCCTATAGCTGGATAATATGAGTCAGCGTTTAAATGGTCATTACAATAAGAGTTAGCCCATAATCCTACATCATAATGTTTTATTTCTTCACAATCAGTTTCAGGGTCATAAGTACCTCCAATAGTTCCGTGATTGATTTCATACTGTTCAGTAGCATTACGACCTTTCTCTCCATTAACCTTATTATCATCTGTGCTTTGTGCTTGGTTTAGAAATATTAATCTTCTCTTATTGATATCTCTATCTTCTACTCTTTGATGACAAACACTAGGGTCCCAAACATATTCAGGATGATGTTTATTTGCTTGAGGTCCTACAAATACTACATCAGGTCTAGTCCAATAAGTACCTGGAGTACTACATCCAGCAGAGCTAAACTCATTACCTTTACCTATTGCAAATATTAAAGGGAATGTATGATTGTGCTGATACATTCTCCAATAAGCTGGTGGTACTGAAGTTCCATCTGAGCCTGTAGGTAAATCCATACCATACTCATTATTTATACTTAAATCTGAATTTTGCATATTAGCTGACCTATTAAACTTATCATCCATAAACATATATAAACTTCTCTTATCACTACTTCTTCCTCCAGTCTCACAAATTGATACAGGCCTAAAACCTGAAGGTATTCTAGAACTATTAAAACCTCCCAAGTGATGATATGATTGTTGAAACTCTAATTGATTATTAGGTGAGTTTAATGTACCATATACTTTCTCTCCGTTATCATATGGAGGGTTAGGTCCGTGAGTACCTCTTGGGTCTAAAGTCCAAGCAAAAATAGACTGACAATTAAATTCAATCTTACCTGAAGCAGGTTTAACTCCTGTATTAAACCAATTAGATAACTCTACATTATTTATCTTAAACAAATAAGCAGGTACTGTACCACACCACCACTTACCAAATACACCTAAACTTAAATATGTTGGGTCTTCTTCAGGGTCATCCCAATTAAGTTTCCAAGGAACTGTGGGAGTTCCCACTCCTTCCGTATCACTTATATAATGACCTAATGCCCAAAATGTTCCATCTGCATAAGCATTACCACAAGGAGCACATACATCATAAATATACTTACCATCTCTATCTGGTAGTGTAGGAATAACATCTCCTTGTAAAGCAGGTTTAACTGTACTTCCATCTGTCCAAGGTATTGTCAATGTATATAACTGACCATTCTGAGGAGGTGGTATATCTGTAGTATAATTAACCCACCAACCTCCACCTGCAGTTCCAATTATATGCCCACCTAAATCTAAATCACATTCTTCGCCATAGTAAGGGCTACTTATATCATCATTAACTACACTAAACTCTCTTTGTCCAAAGTGTTTCCAATTAACAATAACCTTATCATAATAACTATCTGTTCTAGCTAACCTAAATGTTTTACAAGATGTATTAGTATTCATATTACCTTGTGTGGAATTATAAGTCCTTCCTCTTAAACATACATTTGAATCTTTATAAGGATAGTCAACACCTAAAGAAAACTTACCTTCTCTTACTCTAACATCACTTATTTTTAAAGAAATCTCCCAAGGGTCTCCAGGTCTAGGTAATGCAATCTCTTGTGACTTTACTCTTGTTCTAGTAGCTAAAGCACATCTACCTTGCATATTAGTAATACCATAGAATTGTGGAGTTGTTGAATCTTCTAATATATAATAATCTTCATCTTCCCAGCTAACATAAGTTTTAACTATCTCCTCACTTAATGTGACATAAGTTGCATCATCACCTTCTCCTAAGTTTATATCAACTTCATCTCTACGAATATCATTAACTATCCTTGTTGGTCTAATCGTAAAGTTATCTTTTTCGAAAGCGTGTATTATACAATCGAAAGATGGTTTATTATTATCTATCCACTCAATAGCCATTATTCAAATGGATGAGCTTCAGATGTTGTCACTTCTTCTGTTACTGACACTCCACCTCCTATTATTTTTTGAGCATAATTAACATCAGGTCTTATAAGTACCAATTCAGCATTAGTTGCTGCTCCACCTACAAAACCTGTATTCAAATGAGCTGCACAAGTCATCTCAGTAGCAGTACATAATATAACTTTATAGTACCCATCACATACACCTCCATCAATTGTAGAACCTCTTACGATAAGTTTATTCTTCGTAGCATCTGCAGGAAACCAAACTGTATCAAAAGCTGAATCAATATGATTAGATGTTATCTTTAATTGAGTACTATTAAAAATTGTTAATGTCGCATTAGTATAATTAGTACCATATGTAGCTACAGCTGCAGGAGGAACTACTTCCATATCCCATACACCACTTCTAAAACCTCCTGCGATAGCCGCTGCGATATCAGTAGCGCTAAATAATACATCTATAATACCATTAGCAGCAGTTGTCGTAATTATACTAGTGCCTGCTCCTGTTTCGTCTGTAGTCGCTAACATCTCATTTGATGTAGATTGATAAGTTTTCTTAATCGCACTTCTTATCCAATAGTTAGTTAAATTGATTGCATTATTATTAGCATCTGTCCATACAATCCTTTTAGACCAAGCAGACCCTTCATCTAGTACTATATTTAATTTTGCGCTTGCCATACCTATTTACCTAATTTAAATGTATTAAATAAAGGTTTAATCACTGCATCGAATAGTATATCATCTTTCTTACTAGGCGATAGTTTAACTACTTTCTCTAATGTGTAGAATGAAAGTAAAATCCATTCCCAGTTACTTGTTAAGAAATTTAACATTTATTTCCTCCTTGTTTTTTTGATTTTATCTTTTAACCCATTACCAGTAAAAGCAGCCATTATGTCTACGATTGTAGATATCTCTGTGTGAGACCTTTTATTTTCTAATTGACATTTCTTTTGCTGGTCAATAAGTTTTATTACGATACCTTCTAACCTATTAAATTTATTATGTATATCTTTAGTTAAATCATTCTGGATATACTTATTTTGTTTCCAAATAAAGTAACCAAATCCAACAGCTACCGATACAGGTATTCCTATAGTTTCAAATATTTCTAGCCAATTCATTATGGTATCTGCTTTATTAAGTTATTATTTAATCTAACCACTCCTTCTGGAGGGTCAGTTCCTTCAAAAGTTATTTTTAAGTTTGCATAATGATTCTTCCTAGGCAGGATAGAAGAACCTAAATCTACACCAACAGCACCTGCATCTTCCTTTGAAAAGATACCTCCACCACATCTTGACTTTCTTTTACCATAATTAGTTAACCTTACTTTTAATTCCATTGTTAACTCTTTTATTCGTATACTACTTTGTGGTGCTAGTGTAGCTAATGGTACATTTACTTTTTCTCCATTGATTTTCATCTTCATACATTTAGGTGTACCATCCTTATTAATGTATTTACTAAGTGCTTCTATATGCTGGTTCTCAGCTAACGATTGTGCCTGAACTACTGCATCATAGAGACCCTTAGTTAAGTGGTCTAAGAAATTACCTTGCTTAACTTCCTGAGCCATCTGCTGGAGGTGGTGTCTTAGTTTTACCTATACCACTATTTAATATATCTAACACTTTCATTAAACCTTCTGGTTTCTCTTGTTTACCTTTAACTGATATACTATACTTTGCAGATGTATCAGAACTTCTATTACTTTCAGTATGATGAGAAACTTTACCTTCAAAACTTGCTTTCCAACAAGCAAATCCACAAGAGGCATTTACTGTAGCACTTGAATCGGTTGATGATTTAGTTGAAGATTGTGTTGATACTTCCATATTAAACTCAACATCAATACTATCTACACATAAACTTGGAATGTTTATAATAGATAATAATGGAACATCTAAAACAACTTTCTCAGAACCATCTTCATAATTGAATGTTACTGATTTAGTTTCTCCTGTTGAAGCATCTAATCCCACTTCAGTTATAAACTGGGCAGTTGTGGATGCTAGTGACTTCTGACCTTCGGCAGCTGCTAACAATGGAGCTGCTATTAGGTTCTCTATTGGTAAACCAGTAAACTGATTCGCTATAGTATTCGCCATTTACTTCTCCTTCTCTTTTATTAGTTCAAAATGAGGAAAATCATCAAATCGATTATCCTGTACTTCAAAATCTCTATCCCAATCTCCACCCCATCTTAGCGTAATTCCCATTTGTCTAGCAAGTCCGAGGACAAATCCAGCAAATAAAGTTTGCCTTTCTCTATCATCCCAATCAACAGGGTAAGGAGTGACATCAACAGCTCTAGAAGGTTTAGTATTATGACGACCATCAGGAAAGCGGACTTTGGTACGACCTTGGTCATAATATTTGTTTTGAGTCTTTTCATTTCTATGCCCCTCTAATATTGAGCAATCAACATATTTGATTACTTCGTTAAATATCTTCTGTAAATCTGGATGACAAGAAGATAAACGACCTTTTGATTTAGTACTATACTTTGGCACTATCAACCTCTACAACATTACCAGTATCTATACCAATCTTTAAAGCTCTTTCTTTTATCTTTAATATATCCTCTTTACTAAAATGTTGATGGGCAATAGCACCTATTACTTTCTTCGGAGGAGAATATCCAGCTCTGTCCAATAAGTCTGTGGCGACTTTAGCCTTTAATGTTTCAGCAGTTTCCTCGTCATTCATTATATTTTCTAGGACCTCTAGAGCTTGAGGTGCTATTTCCCTGATTTGCCTAGCGACATCTATTGTGTCAGCATCTCTTGCTACTTTCATAATTGACAACTCCTTCTGTGCCAGTTTACTATTTTTAGTATACGACACTGTAGCTTCGGTTATACCCATCTCTTTTGCAATCTCTTTAGACTTTTGTCCAAGTAATAATCTACGATTAATTTCGTGGTGTCTTTCCCACATACCTTTAATCTGATACTTTCTTTTATTTGTTGGTAACTTAGCCATCTTATCCTCACTTCATAATTAATAACATAAATAACATAATGATTTTATCTAATACCCATAAGGCAATTATAATAGTTAATCTTCTTTCAATCTTTTGCTTATGCCTTGTTTGGGAGGCAGACCTCATTCTTCACAAGCGTCTGCAATCTTATCAAGTATATCTGATTTCGTATCGCCAGAATTAATTGTATCAACTCCGTGCTCTCCACACCATTCAACTAATTTAACTTTAGTCCATTTATCGTTTGGTAAACCTTTAACAACTTCCTTTACAGCTTCCTCAACAACTTTAGTTTCGTGTGAGTGTACATAACAAAGTTTCTCATTTGACCAGACTTTCGCCATTGATAGTTCTCCTAATTGTGTTTTTAAATTAAGTACTATTAGTACTATTTAATAATATAATATATAATAATCTTCTGCACAAGGAACAATTTACCACAAATACTATTGCTTTGTTCAAATTGTGAACACAGTAGTAAGCAATTGTGGAAATTGGTGGTATTATAATAACTGTCCATAGTGTAAAGGTGGTAGTGCAGTATAGGCTGGACCTCCACTCCCCAAAGCACCCACCCCCAAAACCACACACTTTTTTATTTTTTATCGTGTGTATAATACAATCACTAAATTATTTTTATGTCGAGAAAGTGGTGTGTGTATAAAATAAATTAATTTTTTACTTGTGTATGTTATTTATTATGTTTAATATATGGTATCGCTTTTTGAAATATGGTCGGTATATAAGGAGACATAATATGTCAAACAAACCGAATAAACCAAAACAAACAGTATCACACGGAATGGTTGTGGACTTATCGCAAATGTTACTTGGACTGGTACAAACACGAGTGTTTAACATTAAAGCGGATAGTGAAAGTCCAACGAGAAAAGTCAATATGAAGTTGGATTTTTCTCAATGTTCAATCGAATGGTTGTTAGGAAAAGCATTACGAACAATCATTATTGACCAACAACGAGTACTTCGTCAATTAGGTGATGACGAATTACTTGCACTCGAAGAAAGTGGTGTTAAAAATGTTTTACTTGACCCAACACCAACACGAGTGAAATTAACCGAAAAGCAAAAAGTTGAACGATTGCTTGGAAAGTTAAGTGAGGAAGATAAACAAAAGTTAATTGAAACATTAACAACTAAATAACAATAACCGAAAAGCGATATTAAGAGAAGGAGCAGATAACACCGACCACTGCTCCTTTTTTTTAGTCCAGATATTATAATACATTAAAACTTGGGGGGGGGAGCGACTACCCGTGTGCGAGCAACTTGCTGACACCCTGCAACTTTGTTCAAAATATGAACATAGAACTATGTGTAGGTATTGTAGGGAATGTAGGCTACCTAAACACTGATATTTCAAATTGTGATGTAATGTAGTGGAGTGTAATTGTCTTTAAAAAAAAATAAGAAAAAATAAATAATAAAATACTACTATTCACACCAATAAATACAACAACACCGAATAGCCTACAATACATACATAGCATACATTAATTAGTACAAAACAATGTACTTGTTGTTTAATTCATTTATTATCTGTATATTATATACATATATTAACAATAAATATAAATACGAGGTACAAAATGAAAAAACTAATAACATCAATACCAATAGTAGTTATTACATTATGGACAGTACTAGTATTAAATCATATGAGTAGAGGTTTAATGTGGTATCCATTAGTAGTAATGTATGTGGTATTAATACCTTGGGTTATGTTGGGAGGCGAGGATGAGTAAAGAAATTCCACTACCTAAGGGTTGGAAATGGTCTGATATGATGTTATCAGAACATAATGTAAAAGTTAGAAATCCATATACAGGAGTAGAACGAGAACTAACACCAATACAAGAAGCAGTATATTCTACAATTATAGGTGCTGAAATGGTTGGACACTATACTATAATGCAACAAGGATTAAATTGGTTTAGACAATACTATGCAGATATTTATATGGACTTATTAGATTAGTACTATCACATAATGAAAGGAACATAATGTTAAAGAAAAGACATTTAGTTCAAATGAGGAGAAATAACCTCAAAGTACGAAACAAGATGTTAAAAGATAGTCTTGCGAGTGAAAGTCTAGATGAAAGTAGAAACATAAGTGAAGCACGAACTTGGTTTGAGAAAATAGATGTTTTGCTGTCTTTTATTATAGATGAAAGAACAAAGGAAGACTCAGAAGATTTACCTTATTGGTGGATTGGAGAGTTTCAAATGGAGAATGGAGAAGGTTGGCTTGATTTTATAGTCAAAAATAAGAAAAAATAAGGAGGATACAATGCCTAGGAATAAGGGTCGTATCAAAGATATTGTTGAGGGAAGATGTCCTACATCATTAAACTACCTTAACAATGGAACTAATGGTATCAAATGGAGTAAAGTTAATGATACTACAGATGGTCAATCGTACAAAGAATTAAACATTGACCTAATGATTGATGTAGGAAATGAGTTACTATTTAATGCGAAATACTACGAGAAGCAACCAAGAGGATGTGTTGGTTTAGCATCTATTCAAATTGGACACGATTATACTAATCAATTCGTAGCTAAAATAAATGGTGTATGGGAGGTGTTTACAGAACCTCAATTAGGTATATCAAGTACATCATATCGGACTAAGGAGGGATGTTTATCATTACCTAAGAAGAAACATCAACGAGTATCTGTAGTTCGATTTGAAACTGACCATATTCAATATCTTGATTGGGAACGATTACAAGAAGGAGAAATGGTATTTAAGATACTAAAGAAGTACAACGGAGATTTTACCGAGTTCGAAGGTCAAGTGTTTCAACACGAGAAAGACCATTTGGACGGAATACTAATAACAGAACATAAGGAGATATATAATGGCTAGTGAAATGCATAGATGGGTATGTGAAGACCCTAGTTGTAATCATACATTGTATGCTACACAACAACCAGACCCTTCAAGGTCAAAATATAAGTTCAAAAACCATATCTGTTCATTCATACCTGTTCCTCACATAGAAGAACAACCTACATATGAAATGGATGGAAGGAAAGTCGAAGGTACTATGTTGGGATGTGGATTAAAAGAGATAATTCACGCTAACTACATTTGTGGTGGGTTTTTAGATTACACACGACTTCGTGCAGTAGTAATGTTAAATCCTGGCGAGGTTGTAACCTTTCAATCAGGCGATAGTACTTGTGATATCAGGAGGTTAACCTAATGTTATGGACTTGCTGTCAATGTGGTAATACTTACGACTATGATGAGGGCGATACTGAAGAACGAATGTGTTTTGAGTGTTTGTATGACGAGTGTGATGAAGAATACGAGGACTATGTTCAGAATTTGAACAAAGTTCCTCATCAAGTTGGAGACCTGATGTTCTTTATTCTGTTTTTCCTCGTATGCTGGTACTTCTTCTCGCATTTGTGGTAAATGGTGTATTGTCTATGTCGTATATATGTCGTAAATTATATAACCTGTCAAACAACGAGGTACTATTAAAATATGTCTAAACCAAAAACAGCAGTAATAGAAGGAAGAGTAGATATTCGCGACTTAGCGACTATTGCTCGTTACTTCCAACTTATCAATCAACTACCTCAATCGAAAAGTGCTCTCATAACTGAAGTTGTGGGAGCTTGGGCAGATGTGTTAGTAATGAATAATATGATTGATAGAACAACTGATACAATTAAAGCAGTACAAGAATTAGAAAGACTAGGTTTCAGTATGGGAGGCGAAAGTCGTAGTGGTGCTAGAAATAGACGAACATATCTGAAGCAAATACAAAAGGAAACTATTGAGGCAGACCAAATTAAAGGTCCTCAAATTGCAGTGGATAGTCCTGAAGCACAAGATGCTATGAAGATGTTTGAACAAATGCAAAAAGACCAAAAAGAATAACTTGTTGCAAATGTCATTTATTCGCTGTAAATTATAAATAATGATATAAAAGAATTAATCACGAGTTGTGGTTAGTAAATGAAAACAATAACTATAATATAAATAATGAAGGAGTAATACAATGGCTGATACAAGTATCAAAGCTACAAAAAACGACAACTCCGCTACTATAACATATAACTTCGGAGAAAATTGTTCTGAAGCTATTGAGTTATTTGGTGAGGATGTTGTACTTGCAGGTTTCGTTAAATCTGCTACAATAACTGCACAGGCTAATATGAGACGACATTTAGAAGCTGGTGGGTCTGAAGAAGACATACAAGCTAAAATGGCTGATTGGAAACCTGGAGTTGTTGCTAGAAGAACTAAAGACCCTGTAGGTGCAATCAAAAACAAATTTGCTAACTTAGATGCAGATGCTCAAAAAGAACTTATTAAAGCTCTTAAGAGTCAACTTGCTTAAGTAAGTAAATAGTCGGAACAAATAGAAGGGAGGCTTCGGTCTCCCTCTTTTGTGTGCTAAATACCACCAAATTTAACTAGGAGAAAACTAATGTCAGATATTGATAAAGATATAAAAGAGCATTTACTTGATGATTACACAGATGCTACTTATTACGGAATTAAAGAAACTATAGAAAACTCAGGTCCTGATTATGGACACGGACAACTCTTCCAATTAGGTAAGATTATACTTCAAAGACAAACACCTCAAGATGAAAGAATTAATGCTTACAGGTTAATCATATTAGCTTCATTAGCATTGCTACAATATAATTTAAAAGACTATGATAAAGAAGAACAAGATGCTGTTAAAAAGCAACTAAACCTATGGGAGAAAAATGGGATTAAAGACGATACAAAAAACTAATAAACAAATTCAAGCAGAAGAAACACTTCGTGAACTTCGTATGAGGTTCTGTAAGGAATGTAATGATATTGTACCACTATCTGATTGGGATGGTAGAACTAATCAATGTAGAAAATGTACACACGAAGAAGTTACAAGACCTCAAGATGAAGTGGTATCTGTATATAAAGGACTAATTAAAGTAATGATATCTTATAGTTATTGTACTAATAATATGATGTTAATGGTTGCTAATAAAGATGAGGAGCCTAATGTTGTTTTACAAGGTAGCTATGAAGATGTATATGAGAAGTTACAATGGGTACTAATAGATTTAGGACTTGGCGATTACGAGTGGGAGTAGTGACTGAGGACCAGTTGTATATTTTAATTAAGAAAGTTTTGTGGGACTACAAACAATGTAACCTTCAAAGTAATGCCGTTAGAGAACGGATAACTAATGAAATCAAACGAGATATTAAAGTTTTCGTTTGCAGAGAACAAGAAAATAATAAGGAGAAATAATAATGGATGTAATATACTATCAAACTGTGGAAAGTATAACTAATGGGATAATATGTATAGGTTTTTTAGGTATGGTGGCTTGGTTTGCACTTAAAGCTTATACAATGTATTTAAGGTCTCAGGAACAAAAGCATATCCAAGATAGAATTCATTCTGAATCTATGGCTAAAGTTAATTATGAAGGATTAATTGACGGACTTAAAAGAGAAATACAATTACTTAAAAATCAAATGGAAATGAGAGGTAAGAAATGAGTAAGGATTATGATGTAAGTAAAGACATAGAAAGAGCAGGTGGTAAACAGGCTTGGGAGAATGAAGGTCGTATCGCTGACCTAACAATGACAGTTCAAGGTAAGCAAATGATACTTGATGATTGGGAAGAATTACTTGCTGGTGCTTATTGGTTATTAAATCGTACTGACAGAAAAGATTTCCCTGCACTTTTAAATAAGTGGAAGAAGTGCTATCGTGAATGGTACGAGACTGAGGAAGAAATAGATAGAGTGATACAACAGATGATTGATAAGAAGCGAGGTAAGTAATGGCTCGAAGTAAACATATAATGTTAGCATACCCATATGATAAAGGTAGGTTGGAAAGAATGTCAAGACCCTTCATTGTACAACCAAAGTTAGATGGTATAAGATGTATGACTTTTGTTACCGATAAAGGTGTTGCTATGACATCCTCGCAATCCAATATAATCAACTCAGTACCACACATACAAACTGCTATTGAAAGGTGGTTTGATGTTATGAACTCAACCAATGATATAGTTGCATTAGATGGAGAACTGTATGTACACGGAATGAACTTCCAAGACATTGTTAGCATAGCTAAGCGAACAAAGAATAAACATAGAGATTTTCTTAAAATGGAATATCATATCTTTGATTGTATTCATAAAGAGCCTATGAGTCAAACTCAAAGGATATCATTGTTAATATCTACAATGGGATTAATGCCGTTAGAAACTCAACAATTCGTTAAGCGAGTACCAAATTATATCGCAATGACTAAAGATGAGATTGGTACACAACTTCATAAATGTA